GTGGCTTCCGGACTGCTCGTACTGCTCGACGACGTCGCGGCTATTGCGAAGGCGGCGGCAGCGTCACTTGATGACGTGGCCGCCCAGGCGCTCAAGGCCGGCGGCAAGGCGGCTGGAGTCGTCATCGACGACGCCGCCGTCACGCCAAAGTATGTGATCGGATTGTCACCGGCCCGCGAGATTCCCATCGTCTGGAACATCGCCAAGGGGTCGCTCAAGAACAAACTTGTCATTCTGATGCCCGCGCTGCTTCTTCTTGGGTACCTCGCGCCATGGTCGATCTCGCCGCTGTTGGCGGTGGGAGGCCTGTTTCTGTGTTTCGAGGGCTACGAAAAGCTCGACCAGATGTTCCGCGGTTTCGCTCACCAGTCGCACGCCCCCACGGCTGACACGGTGGTTGCACTGAATCCCGAAGAGCTCGAGCAGTTGCGGACTGCCGGCGCTATTCGAACCGACTTCATCCTTTCAGCCGAGATCATGGCGATCGCCTATGACGTCATACGGGACGAGCGATTCGCGACACGGTTGGGCGTCTTGGTCGTGGTGGCGATAGCGATCACGGGAGGTGTCTACGGGTTCGTCGGTTTGATTCTCAAGGCGGACGACCTCGGGCTCCACCTGGCGCGCCATGGCACCCGGGGCCCCCTCCGCAGCTTTGGAAGAATGTTGATCGCCGCGATGCCGTGGTTGCTCGTGGTGCTCGGCTACGTAGGGACGGCTGCCATGCTTTGGGTTGGCGGCGGCATCGTGCTCCACGCGTTCCCACGAATCCATGACGTCATTCATGACAACGTCGCCGCGATTGATCTCCCGAGCGCCGGGGCATGGGGTGTTGAAGCGGGCATCAGCCTGATCACGGGGATCGCCATCGGTTTCGTCGTCGCGTCGATCGTCGCCGTCGCGAAGGCTTATTTCCGGAAGGATCGCGACATCAGCCGCTCGACTTCGTGGCGACAGGGATAACCGCCCGGTCGGATGTCGGGGTCATAACGAAAATGCGGACATGGGCAAGGATGCCAGCGCGAGGCAGGACTGGCCGGCACGATGCCGGCCCCGTTACAAAAAAAGCCCGCAGGGGCCACGAGGGCCCTGCGGGCGTAAAGTGGTGGGGGCGACAGCGGTCCACCATTGAATGGCGGGCAGGATTCGAACCGCCACAAGCCGCACAACCGTTACCAGTGGACTGGTGGCGTCGGTGGAAACCGGGGATTCCCAACCCCCACCTACAGGGACGTGACCTATCCATAAGAGGGAGGGTTGCGATGACACTCGATGTATTTCTCGACACGGTCTATGTGCCGTTGAAGCTGCGTGGCCGATCAGAGGAGACCATCCGTCTCCTTCGCCACGCGATTCGTCAGTTCGGCTTGTGGCTCGGACACCCGGCCACGCTCGACGATCTCGACGACCTGGTGGTGAGCCAGTTTCTCGCCGAGCGGGCGAAGAAGCTCAAACCCAACAGCGTCAGCCGCGAGCGGAGCGGATTGGTCGCGATCTGGAACCTGGCCCAGCGTCGCGGCCTTGTGCGTTGCGGGCCGTGCGTCGCGCCGGAGCTCGTGCCCGAGCGAATCCCGAGAGCGTTGACGACTCGTGAGCTCGAGCTGCTATGGATCGCGTGCGGCAATGCGACGGGATGGGTTGGTCCGATCCACTCAGGCGTTTGGTTTCGCGCTCTGCTCGGGGCCCTCTTCTACTCCGGAGAGAGAATCACTGCGTTGCTGTCCGTTCCTCGCGACTGCTGGCGTAGCCCGTGGCTGTCGGTGCCTGCCGCTTGCCGCAAGGGATCACGTAAGCCGATGAGCTATCGATTCCCGGACGAGGTGGCCGCGCTCGTGAGCCGCGCGACATCGCACGATGGGCCGGTCGTCTTGTGGTGGCCTTACACCGACACAGCCCTGCGGAAGCGATGGAAGAACATCACGAAGGCGGCGGGGATCGGAGAGGGCTCTGACGTCCAGTTCCACGCGCTGCGGCGATCGTTTGCGAGCCACCTGACAGCAAAAGGTGGAGACGCCCGCGAGGGACTTGGGCATGCGTCAGAGCGGACGACTCGCCAGTACCTTGACCCGCGGATCACTCAGGCCGGCGAGCCAACGCCCGCCGACCTCTTGCCGCGGATATGGGACGCGCCGCCAGACGAACCACCGACGGCCGCTGCGGGGTGACACCGCCCCTTCGCAGGGGTAGGCTGCGTGGCCGAAATGACAGAAGACCCGCCCATGCCAGGCGACGAGCTCGAGCGGAACGGTGAGCGGTTCACTGTGCTCAGCGTCGCGTTCCTGGACTGGACGGTGCTGGTCGACGGGCCGCGCGGACAGGAGTATCTGGACTCGCGGGAGTGCCGGCGGATCGAGAAGGACGGAGGGCAAGCGGATGCATGATTTCAGTTTCCTCGAGGATGACGACGGGGACGAGAAGCCGATCCGCGTGAACACCAGCACCGTCCGCAAGCGACCGTCTGGTGTGAGAAAGAAAAAGCCGAAGCCCCAAGCGATGACCACAGAGCAGGCCGGCGGTTGCGGTTGTGCCGCGATCCTTCTGTTGCTCATGATCGTAGGTGCGGTTCTCCCGAAGCAGACACAGAAGGAGTTTCAGGCGGGCGACCACCGCCGGCTGGCGGTGATCTGTGCTCAAGAACACGTCAAGGGGCTCCTGAAGGCCCCGGCGTCGGCAAAATGGCCAGGTGCTTTTTCGGGCATCGACATTGAAACTCATGCGAAGAAACTTGCCGACGGGACATACCTCGTCGACTCATACGTGGACGCGCAAAACTCATTTGGGGCGATGGTTCGCACGCGTTACGTCTTGAAATTGAATGTGTTCCAGGACGGAAACTACTCTGTGATCGAAGGCGGCCTCGTCGAGTAGCAGCGTTGACCACGCACGCAACCGAGGCTATTGTCGCCTTCATGGCAAAAGCCGGCCCCGAATACATTTCTCTCGGCGAGGCATCGAAGCGGATCAGCCGTTCCGTGCGGTCGATCCAGCGGGCCCTCACTGATGTGTCGCTCTCGCATCTTGCCATCCGCATCGAGAGCGGAAGGATCGCTGCGGTGCGAGTCGAGGGCCTCGCAAAGCTGCGGGCGTTCATCCGGGAAACCTCTGGCAACCCGAACTTCGTGAAGAAAAGCCCAAAGAAATAGGGATCCTGGAAGTCTGAAAAAATATCTCACGGCCCTATTGCATGTTTTGCGACAATAGATACAATACTGCCATGACACGGAACGACACCAACACGAAAGGGACAACGATGGGAAAGAAAATCGGAAAGCTGATCAGCCGGGGATACGAGGCCGAGTGCAAGGGACAAGTCGAGAAGGCCAGCAACCTCTACCGACAGGCACAAGACCTGGCCCGGCCGCTGAGCCCGGAATGGACGGTGGCCCGGACGGCAGCCCGGAGGGTGGAGGGCTGAGGCCCCAGCGACCCCGCCGCACAGGGCGGCGGGGTCGAACGCCACGACGATTCAAGGAAACCGAGCATGAGCAAGACGACCGACAAAGCTGAAACCCTGGTCGAGGAGATCGCGAAGAAGCACCTCGGGATCGAGACGCTCGAGGAGCGAAAGAGCGATAGCCTCGACTTTCACGAGCTCTCTGTGTGGCAGATACGAGCGGCCCTCCTGGAGGCCTACGAGGCCGGCCGGCGGGAGCAAAAGCCATGACACGAATCGTCCTCGAAGATCCGGACTTCTCCGAGCTGTTCGTCCAGGTGGTGTCCCACTGGATCGCCGGGATGCTTCGGTTCCCGAAAGGCGACTTCGACCGCCTGACAATCGTGGTTGGTCTTCGTCGCGACCGGAACGGCAAGGGCTCGTGGGGAGGTCTCTATCGCCACAAAGAGCGGACCGTGAAGGTTCTCATGCCTCGCACGCCGGTGACCTACCCACAGTCCCTCGCCCACAACCGAGCTGAGGCCGGCCGCCAGGCCGCCGACGACGTCGAGCTGTTCGTCTGGATCCTCGCCCACGAGCTGTTTCACGCGATGGCCAGCCACGTCGCGGAGACGCCTGAGCAGCTTCTCGACATGAACTATGAGCCTCGCGTCCGAAACGCATCCTGGGACCTTCTGGTTGCATTCCGGCACCAGCGGCCAGGGATGCTGCTCGACAGGGAAGGAGCGATCCGGCAATGAAACGCCTCGCCCTCGCCCGCCACCTCGCTTCGCAGGGATTCTGCGTGATCCCGCTGGGAGCGGGCTGCAAGAAGCCGGCCGTGCGGTGGAAGCGGTTCCAGACTGAGCGGCCGACCGACGCGGACCTGGTCGCGTGGTTTCAGGACCAAAACTACTGGCCAGCGATCGTCACGGGGGCCGTGTCAGGGATCACCGTCATCGACTGCGACAGCCGGGGGGCGGCGGATGCATGGGCGGCGGGCGGCAGCTCGAGCCCGCTCCGGCAGACCACGAAGCGGGGTATGCACTTCGTCTACCGATGGGCCGGCGAGCGAAACACCGTCCGCGTCGAAGGCATGGCGGGCGTCGACCGGCGCGGCGAGGGCGGATACGTGGCTGCCTACCCTGAGTCGGTCCACTGGACGCGAGAGGCCGTCGAGGCGGCGCCCACTCTCACGGCCGGCGAACGCGTTTGTGAAGATGTGAAACCCTATTTCACAAACGCGTTTGACGACGATGCGGACGACGCCGGCGAGCCTGAAATCCCCATGCCGGAGGAGGCAGCGGTGTGGGACGACGATCGCGACTGCTGGCGGGTCGACTACGTCGACGATGGTCAACCGCGGGCGTTCTACCTGGACCCACGGACGCACGCTCCCATCGAGGTGCTCTCGTGAAACTCCCATCGAACAAAATGGGTTGACGCTTTTTCAGGCAGGGGTATTCTGCCGCCCCGCGACAGATCCCGATGGGCCGCAGTTTGGGTTTCGTAAATTGGTGATTTACCAAACCCAACGGAAGGACGGGTGGCCTGGGCTGTCTGCGGTCATGGAGGGTATGGCATGTTCCGACGGGCCGGACCGCTCACGATTGGGGATCTCGCACGCGACTATGTCACCTACCGTGACTGCAAAACAGGCACCGTAAACCAGTACCGGATCGCGGCTCGACGGCTCGAAGAATGGGCCGGCCGAGGCGTGCTGCTTGCGGAGCTGAACGAAGGCCTCGTGTCGGAATGGCTCCGCGAGTTTGCGGGCGGTGCGTCTGCGTCGACGGTTCGTGGTAAGCGCGCGATGATCATGGCTCTCTGGCGGACCGCGGCCGACGAGGGCCTGTGCGAGCCGCCGACGCGGCGGGTGCGGGTGCTCCGGAAATCCACCCCCAGGCCGGCCGTGGAAGCCTGGACGATCGATGACGTCGACCGGCTCCTGTCGGCCTGCCGCCGCCTCAAGCGTCGGCACCGCTGCGGCCTGAGCCGGGCGATGTGGTTCGAGCTGGCCGTCCGGGTGGCTTGGGACTCAGGGCTCCGGTGGCGGGATCTCGTCAGCCTGGAGGCCTCCAGCATCGCCGCAGACGGCCGATGTACTGTTGTCCAGGGGAAGACGGGCCGGCTGGCCCGCTTCCGGCTCTCAGGCACGACCAGGGCCCTTCTTCAGGAAACGATGCGTATCTGCCCTCGCGAGCTGGTCTGCCCGTGGCCGGCTTCTCAGCAGGCTTTCGGCCGGCAGGTACGCCGGCTCGTCGCCGCGGCAGGCATTCGGCCTGGCACGTGGCGGTGGATCAGGCGTGCGTCAGGCACCGACGTCGAGATCCAGCGGCCCGGTTCCGGGAGCGTTCACCTCGGCCACGCCCCCGGGTCGCGGGTCTTCCACGATCACTACGGGGCCACCGAGATCCTCGATCAATACCGTCCGGCGCCGCGGGCGTTGGGCGTTGGGTTTTGCGTCTCAGGAGGACCACGATGATTCGCAGGAAACACTTCAAAACCCAATTCCGGCCACGTGATCGTCTCGTCCGGGTGTCGACCGAAATCGGCAAGATACACCACCTGGTAGGTAATGAGGACGTGGAGAGCACCTCGGCTCGCATGATCGAAGAAGGCCTCGATTTCATCTATGGCGAGATCACCTCGAGGCTCGAACGGATGCGGATGCACGTCCACTTCGCATCCGGCATGGGCGCGAACGCCGGCCGGATCGATTCACTTTTCGACGAACTGATCGAATTCATCAGAGATACCGATGGCGGAGGGAACGCGGCCTTGCCTGCTGAAGAGCCACGAGTGCACAATGCGTGACAGCCGGAGAGACGGCTCCTATGGATGATGACGAACTATTCATCGCGTGGTGTGCCTTGCTGGCCTGGGCGGCGTTCGTGTTCCTGGACGAGCTGATCTTCGGGAGTCGCTGCGATGAATGAACCAGAAACAACCCGCTTGGATGTTCCATTCCAAGGCGGCGCAGACGCGCTCCTGAAGCTCCTGGATGGCATAACGATCGAGGACTACAACGACCAGGTCGAACACGGGAACGTCCGGATTGCGGTCCGTGACGGCTGGTGGGTCGTCGTTTTCTACGACTGCGGGGAGCTCGATTACATTGACCACTTCGTGGCCCCGGACGGCAGCGTCGTAGATTTCTGGGAATGGCCGGATTCAGATGATCGCCAACGGCTGATCGCCTGGAGGTGAAATGCGGGAACTTGACGGAATGGCGTGCGGCTGCAAATTCGCCACCGACGAGGAAGGGGAATCAGACCCTTGGCACTTTGAACGAAAGTGCGAACACTGCGGCGGTACGTGGTGGGGCCTGCATTGCCCCCACGACTCATACCAGAACCCTTGCCCCGATTGCGGGGAGCGACCTACGGTTCTCATCATGCCTTCAGGGTTCTTCTTGCGGCGCGACGAGAATCAGAGTAGCCGTGACGAGTGAACGACGGCGAGTCCGCTTAAGACGCCCTCACCTTCCCCTTGCTGATCCGGAAGTTGTTCACGTCGTATTCGCCGCCGTCGTGAACGTGGACGATCGCCGCGCCGTGGTTCCAGCGGTTGATGCGGGCATACTCCGGCGTCATGTCACACAGGCAACCGGTAGACCAGCAGAATGTTTCTTTGTGCCACATGTCGCTTTCAGCGTGCCCGCTGGTGCGATGCGAGTGGCCGACCATCACGCTCGATAGCGTTCTCAGGAACGCCCCGCGAGCGACGTTCACCGGGGCGGCAAGCCCCTTCGGCAGCTCGTGCCCATGCAGCACAGGGAGCTTCCCGAGCATCACCGGCCGCTGATCCTCGACGAGCGTGATGTCGAGCTTGTCGAGGTGGAGCCACGCCGAAAGGCTCATCATGGGCTCATCGCTGATCTCGGGGGCGTGCTGCCAGAGCCAGTGTTTCCATCGCTCGTCGTGGTTGCCGGCTTTGAAGACGATCGGCACACGGGGAAACTGCTCGCGGAACCATGCCAGCCAGTCGCGGCAGATTTCCAGCTCGCCTTTGAAGTCGCGTTTCGCCGGATCCCTTTCCCAGCGGCTGATCGCGTAGAAGTCCGACGTGTCGCCGTTGAGAAGAACCGCGTCGACGCTGGCCTCTTGAATGTGCTTGATTGCGGCACTGACCGCGATTTCATCGTGATACGGAAGGTGGATATCAGAGAGAACGCCCACGGTCGCCCTGGATTTGGCCATCACATAGGGCGTCCACGGCTCGGCGAGGCTTTTGGGCATCGCCCTCGTTTGCCCAGGCTTCCGGGGATCTCGCTTGGCAACAGTGGAGGGTTGCTTGCGGGCCCGGCTGCCGATGCTGCCGAACGCCTGCCGGATGCGGCAGTACGCAGCGTTCAGCGTGATCGCCTTTTTGCACTCCTTGTGGAGCCGGCGGGCCAGCGTCATGGCCGGCGCGTCGGGGTGGGCCTTCACCAGCCTTTGAACCTTCTCCGCTATCGGATCGCGTGGCATGGCAGCTCCCTATGGTTACGCCGCAGTCAGCCGGCCGGCTTTGCCTGGAACGTCGGAAACCAGAGGCCCGGCCAGTCGCAGGCCTCCACGGGGAACGTGCCGTTCAGCGTCACGGGCCCGACGAAGTGATCCTCATCGCAGCACACCGCGACGGCCTTGCCCTCGTCGTCGTAGACACCGCGGAGTTGCCACGCTTCCGGGTGGCCGGCGATGACCTGGCCGACCACGTAGAGCTGCGTCGGTTCGCCGCAGCGTTTGCAGAGGTCGGCGATCATCTTGTCTTTGATGTGGCCCACGTCAGGTTTCCTGGGCGACTCTCGGGATCTCGTGCAGGCGCCGCGTCATCGCCCGGAGCTGGATCCTCCATCCCTCTCGCGACCACCAGAGATCGAGAACGATCGCGGCGATCTCCTTGGCGGCCTCGCCAAGACGTTCCTTCCAGAGCGGGCTGACGCCGTGACGGGCCTCCCACTGCTCGCGGACCTGGGCGAGGATCAGCCGCATGATCTTCGGCACCTCAGCGTGGTTGCGGCCGTGTGGCAGCAGCTCCTCGAGGTGGCGGTGTGCCCAGTGGCGGACGACCAGGGCCGTCAGCTCGTCAACACGCTGGTCGCCGTGGAAGCCCAGCGGCGAGAGCCGGTAACGCATGTGGGCGGCGAGCTGGACGAGGTCGGGGTCTTGCATGGGTTAGTAGAAGGCCTCGCGGATACGTTTCACTTCGGAACGCAGCTCGACGACCACCGCGCTCAGCTCCATGTGCCTGTCTTCCAGGTTCTGGATCCTTTCAGACGAGGACCCAGGATTCCGCAAAGATTTCACCTCCAGACCCAGGGTAAAAACGCGAAATGTCAGGATTCCGAGCACGAAGACCAGGCATCCCTCCCGGAACGTCATCACGCGGCCTCTCTTTCGGCCCGCGGCTCCACGTCAGCGACCCACCAGACAACCTCTTCCACGGCCGGCCAGAAGCCGATCGCCGTGAGAACCGGGTTCACCCAGTCGGTCATGACGCAGTAGTTGCGGTCGAAAGGCTTCTTGTGGTGGCTGGCGTGCTGTTCCTGGCTTTGGATCACCCCCAGCATCTGCAGCCCTCGGATCGGCCGGCTGCACTTCTGATGGGCCCACGCGTGGATCTCGTTACCGAATCCAGCGAAGACGAACACCAGCGCCAGCCACGGAGACCCAAGCATCCAAGCGACGGCCGCAATCACCCAACACGGCACGAAGGTCGTCCAGTTGCGGGTGACGAGGTTGCCCTGCAGGAACGCGGTCGGCTGCGAATGGTGCTCGATGTTCGGTGAGACCACCAGCGGCCCAATGATGGGCCAGTCCTCGACGCCGTAGCGGTCCTCCCACCAATGGAAGACCCCGGATAGGAAATCCGCCATGAGCCACGCGAGGAAGATTTCGTGCAACGCCACTTCGGTTACTTCCGGAAGGTCTGGACGACGTTTCGCAAGATCGCCGACGCGAGCCAAGCGACGAACAACACGCAAACGACAAACAAGACGATTGGCCCCACGTACAGCAGCAGGGCAATCCACCACACCCAGCCGATCACCCCGCGGACGCCTTCGCCGAAGGCTTTGGCCCGGCTGCCGTCGAAGACTCGTTCTCGGTTCGGATGCTCTGCTCGAGCGCCGATAGACGGCTGAGAAGGGCCTCCGACAGCACTACCCTTCGGTCCCGCTCCTCCCGCCACTTCCTGACTGACCCCACAGCCAGTGGAAGGACGAATACCAGAGCGAGCGTCGCGCCCACCGAGATCACGACCAGACCCACCGTCGAAAGGCCCGCTACTCCCATCGACGGCGATGGGGGTGGAATCAGCGGCAGGCCGTCGGGAAAAACCACCGGTCCCGAAGGCACGGGGTCGTCACGCTTCGGGGGTGGAGACCATGGCGGGTCGTAATCCCGGAACGCAGTAGAAGCCGGGTCGGCCGTTGCCTGCACTCGCGTGACATACCTCCGAACCGCGTCGGTAATCTGCCGTGCGAGCTTCTCAGGATCGCCGCCGTAACCGCCCTGGTAGACCACGTCCTTCGGGTCGCCGTACTTCCCATTGCGAGGCGGCTGGACGATCACTGTCGGGTAGCCCGTGACCTTAATCCCCTCGAACCGGAAGGCCTGGCTTTTGTCCTCTCGCGGGTAGATCTGGTAGTGGGCCCATGACCGCTTGGGATTGTCGGGGTCTGCGAGGGCGAGCAGGTGCTGGCTCGATCGCCAGTCCGCCTTGAGCCGCTCACAGGGGGCGCACCCTTGCATGGTGAGAACGGAGACAAACCACTTCCCGGAGTCGTCGGGAGGGGTGGCCATCGCCTGAATGAAGGCGTCGTTTGCGTCCTGCCGGATGCCGTCGACGTGCTGCACGGTGTCGCCGAGGCGGAGCACCTCTGCAACGTCCACATCGGCGGGCTCATCGCCTCGCCCAGTTGCCGCGAACATCGCGACAACAATCGCCACCAACACGGGCCACCTCATCGTTGCACTCCTTCTGTTACCACCACTGCCGATACGCCGGCCGCTCTGGGTGGGGGGGGTAATCGAGAATCACGCACCACTGGCCGCTCGCGAGATGGAGCCGCCGGAATGCCGCTTCGTCGTACTCGTCAATTCGGCTGGTCGAGTTGTTGTTGCAGACGTACCAGCGGCCGGCTGCCGGGTCGTAACCCGCAAGGGTCTGGAAATGAGCGGTAGCGGCGCCAATGGCACACGGGCGGCCGGTCGCGATGGCCCACTTCATCCACTCCCACGTGTGCGTGCCCGTGACGTTGTAGATGCGGATGCCTCGCCGGCGGGAGTATTCGGCGACACGAGACGGGTACGATCCGCCGCGCTCGGCGGGGCCGTATTCGGTGTCCCAAAGGAGCGTGGCCGCCGCCGGTACGTTCTGGTCGACCCCACACATCCCGATCGAGCACTGGACACACGAGCCGTCGGGGTTTTTGAACCACGCCCGGAGATCCTTCGGGAGGTCCATTGCCAGCCGCGGATCGCGCGGCTCGGCCTGCTGGGCGTAGCCGGCACCGACGCAAAGCAGAGCGACCAAGGCGAGAACGGAGGCGCGGATCATGCGGCGGGTCCCTTTCTGACGAGCTCAAGGATCTGTTCCATGGTTCCGCCGGCGAATGCAATCACCAGCGCGCGAAGAATGGGCTTGGCGAACGGCCACACTGGATAGAGCCAGACCGGCGCGGCGTAGCCGGCGACGACATCAAAGAGCCGGCCGACGAGATCCATGACGGCGGCCTTCTTTTCCTCGTTCGTCATTCGTTCGACGGTATCGAGGAACGCGGTCGATAGCTTCATCAGCGACGACGTCAGCTCGGAGAACTCGGACCACGAGAGGCCGTCTGCGGCGACCTGGCGGGCGTTCTGGATGAACGCCAGACCCTTGTCGTAGATGTCGCCAGGCGTCAGAAACCCAGCCTCTGGGAGGGCGACAATCGCGGTGGAGACGCTGGTCATTTGGTCGTTCCCTCCTGGAGCATCTTGGCGGCAGCGGCGAGGCTGCATCGGTGTCGTCGGGCGAAGTCGGCGATGATCTCGCGGCCCCTGGTCGTGACGGCTCCAACGCCGGCGGTCTGCCGTGGCTCGTGGTAGTGCACGTGCCGGCCGCGATCGCCGCCGGAGCACAGTGCTTCACGGCAGCCGCAGCGCCCCCGGGAAACGCCTTCAGTGGCTTTGATGATCATGCGTTGTCCGAGTAGGTGCCCACGCCCATAAACGCGATGTCGATCTCGACGCCGGCGCCGGTCGGATTGGCGATGTAGAGCCAGTTGTTGACGCTCTCGGTGATGGTCAGTCCGTCGAGGTAGTCAGCCCACCGGTAATCGCCGCCGCGACCGACCCGGGCGGAGTAGCCCGTGATGTCGCTCGGACTGATGACACCGAAAAGCACGTGGGCCCCGGCAGTCGTCGTGCGGACGACACAGAAGATTTCCTTCAGCTTCGTGATCGCCACGATGCCGGCGTAGTTGAGGGCACTCCCCTCGAGCTCGAGGAGGTTGAGGCCGAGGACCTGGCCGGCCGGGATCGTCACGCGGTTGCGCCAGCCGGCGTTCGCCTGTCCTTCGCCGGTTCCGTGCGTGACGGTTCGCGAGGTCCGGATCTCGAATCCGTCCGATGCACTGCCGATCGGCTGGGTGCCCGACAGCGAAAAGGTCAGTCGCGAGTTGCCGGTCGAGGAGAGCGTGACGCTCACAAACATGCTCCAGGATTCGCGGGGCGGCCCGCTATCCTGTGAGTGTACCTTTGTTCACGTTTCAGGTGGCAACAATGGCGGCTTGCAGCCCTGCGATCGGAGCGTTCCTTCGTTCAAATGAGGCCAGAGCTCATACGAGTGAATTGCTGCAAGCAATCCCCATGCCGCATGCGGAAGGTGCGGCTCGCAACGGTCCCCTGCGAGGAACATGTTGATGTGGCGGAGTACGTGGTTCAGGAGGTCATGGACCGGCATCCCCTTTTCCCAGTTCCACTCGCCATACTTCGCTGCCCCCTCGGCGCACGTCCGCGCGACGGCCTCCAGGCCGATCGGCGAGATCAGGTCGTACCGTGTCGCCTCGGCATCGCTGGACCTCACGGCGCCGGTTTTGAATCGCACGCCTTCGGCGGAGTAGACGCGGCCACGCCGCTCTTCCGGCGGCAATTCTTCGGGCTTGGGGCCGGCGAATGTGTCGAACGCCACCACGGGTTCGGCGGCGGCCAGTTCCTTGACGGCCTCCCAAGCGGAAAGCATGGCCGTCTCGGGCAACGCAGCAACGCAGACGGGCTCTGGTTCGCTCATGGTTGGAATCCTACAGGTGATCGGATTTCGCGTCGGCGGATTTTCGGGATGATCGTCTGGCCATTTTGATGGCTCGCCGCACGAGCATCTGGCCTATCAGGTCGGTGAACGGCAAACCTCGCCTCGCGGCCTCCTCTCTCAGCCAAAGGACGATCGTGTCGATCTGACGTTCGCATTCGTCCGGACCCCAGGCATCCATCTGGAGGGCGTGATATTCGCAGGGGCACTCCTGAGTAGTTTCGATAAAGAATGGCCATCGCGCGAGAAGCTTCTTCAGAGCGGTCCCGGGTCCAATCGCGGCCGGACGATATGCGGGCCTCGGAGCCTGCACTCGGCAAACAGTCGGCACGGCGTCGTGATGTGTTCTGAGGCGACGACCGCACCTGGCACACACCAGGTCGCCACCCTCCCGTTGGAACTGGCAGCGGTCTTTCACTCGAACCTCACGCTGATATCGGGCGGAGCACACTGTCGCTTCCAGCGGACGCTGTTGTCGTAGCTCAGGCCATCGTCGCCGATTTCGGTATTTGTGCCGTAGGGATCTTCCTCATGAATGACATCCCACGATCCTTCGATCGATGCCTCGCTCGGGCACTCCGGCAGAGCCACAGCCTCCTCGGGATCTCCGAACGTGCGGCGGTAATACTTGCCTCCGTCAGTCACGGTCGCGGACACAACTTCGCCATCGACGACGTCGAGCTCAATGGCCGCCGGCCGCACCGCGAAACCAGGGGGCGTGAGAGCCACCGAGGCGTAGGACGTGCCGGTGTAGCCTTCGTAGACGTAGCCTTCGCCCGGGTTGTCGATCGTCACGGAAGAGACACGCCAATAGCTGCGGCCGTTCGAGTCTGTCTCTTCGGCAGTCACCAGTGACAGCTCGGGCATGGTCGTGTCGGCCCAATCACCCGGCACGGCGTCGAGCGAGGGCTCCTCGTGAATGATCTCGACGGGCACAGGCGAATGCCCGATCGCTTGCTGCCCGGAGGCAGACCCTACGGCGGCGATCGTTCCCGGCGCCGTGATGATCCCCTGATCCAAAACAGCCACCGACACGAGCTGTCCGTTCGCGATCGTCGCTAGCAACTTCGGTGCGGTTCGCACGTGGCCGGCCGTGAGGTCCAGGAATACCTCAGCCGTTCCGTCGGGCCTGTCTGTCTCCCCACCGTCGGTCACGGTGACCGAACTCACGCGATACTGGCCGATGCTGAAATACGAGAAGTTGACCGTGACGGCTGGTGGCGTCGTGAACCCTCCGATTGATATCCCGGCCGCTGGGACGCTGTACGACCACGTGAGAAAAGGAGGCAATACGACGTAATAGTTCTCACCCTCGCCCACCAGGTAGATAGTGCCGGCGAAGTACATCAGATTCGATCCGGCATCGAGGATCGAAATCCCCGTCAGTCGCCAGAACGATTCTTCCTTGCCATCCAGGCAGTGCTGCCAGGTCGCCTGGAATCGAGCCGGCGTTGCGGACGTGGGCTGGTTGACGATAACCAGAACATCAGGCGGCGGTTTTCTCCAAAGCGTTCGTCTCGCATACCAAACGGTTTCCGAGACAGAAGCTCCGTATGCGTTCCCCCACGATCGAGAGACTTTGACGTAATGCTCGCCCGAGAAGACCAGCGTTGGCGCGGACCCACCACCACCATCCTCGTCGATCCACGAGGCAAAAGTGTCAACATGGGTCGTGCACTGGAAGTTGTTGACTCTCCAGGAGATGCTTTCGCCGTATGGCGTGTACGGGAAATCACCGTCCGGAGTCGCGTCCAGAGTGTAGGACCGAAATATCTCACCCCCCTCCGAAAGCAGCACGTCTAGCTCGTGGTCGCGTTCCCACGCCAGGTGGGCGACAGCGCTCGCATCAGCCCCGCCGCCGCCAGTGATCGCGACCGTCGGCACTGACGTGAGTGGGCCTGTGTAACCTCCTGAGATTGCGACCACGCGGCCATTCCAAACCGCGGTCCCGTCAGCGGAGCCGGCGATGCTGAGCGTCGGCCAATTCGGAGACACCGCCCCACTGCTGAAACCCACACGCCGATAGGTCCCCGCGTTCCTCACCTGCACCTCGGTGACACTGCCGTTGATGGCCGCGGTCGCGGTGGCGCCAGTTCCGCCACCACCCGAAAACGTCACTCGCGGCGATGGCGGGTATCCAGAGCCTCCGGCTGTTACCGTGACAGACTGAACGCGGTAGCGCATGACCACGGTGGCCGTGGCCCCCGAACCTCCACCGCCAGAGATGGAGACGGTCGGAGTCGATGTGAAGTTGTCACCGGAGGCGGTTACCGTGACGGCAACAATCTCGCCGGTTTCGGCGTTCCGAGTAGCCACCGCCGTAGCCCCCGAACCTCCACCGCCGCTGATTGATACGGTTGGCGTCGACGTGTAGTCGCCGCCTGGGTCAGTGATCTCAACCTGGAACACATACCCCACCATCACCGCTGTCGCAGTGCAGCCCGATCCTCCCTCCACGGCGACGGTTGGCGCCGTTGTGTACCCACTACCACGATCCACCCTCGTGATCGAAGCGACCGGGCCGGCAATCACAGACTGAAACACGGCGGCGTTGCCGTCTACTGTCGATCCGCCCGAAAAGCTGACGGCCGGTGGCGTCGTGTAGCCACTGCCAGGGTTTGTAATCGTGACAGATGCCACTTCGCCGTGCAGCGTCACGATATACGACGAGGGAGTGCCGCCACCACCACTGAACGTCACCGTAGGCGTGGAGGAGTATCCACTGCCGCCATCGACGATTTCCACATAGGCGAGTCCAACAACTGGTGAGACTGGCGTGCAGGTGGTCGACACCGCGTCGAAAGGATCGGTGTCCGGAAAGTCGGCCAGCCATTCAGGCGGAGGTCCAGCAAGGACGATCTCACCACCGGCACCAGGCTCAGGCGTTGACAGGGTGACGATGACCTTCGGGTTCGGCGAGTGGCAGTCAGTGCACACGGGGCAATGGCATGACTTCTTGCCGAAGAGATATCCATCTTTACTCATGACTCACGGCACTCAGTTGCACTGAAACCACATCAGCACCCACGTCGAACCGTAGCGACAGGCGCCGAGCTTTCGATACTGGCCATTCGTCGAGAACGTCGCGGCAAAATTCACGACGTTGAACTCAACCGTTGGTGAAACCGGATTGCCTCCTTCGTTGAGAAGCTGAACAGTCTTCGTCATGCCGACTTCCCAGTACCCCTGAAAGCGAGCGACACGGAATGAATCTGGCTCCCCACCAATCCGCACCAGGGCCCACTTGTCGTCACCGACGCCCTCCGACCAAAGAATCTCGACAGGCCCGACCCAGGCCGACTCGAGCTTTCCGGCTTCGCCCTCGATCGCCTTCGCAAAACCGTGCGCCGCGTCCCGCACGTGCATCTTGCATTGGGTCACGCCGACAATGACCACGTCGCCGAACTCGTCCTCCTTGATCGGCTCGGAGGCGATGACGAGCTTTTTCGGGGCCGCACTTGGTTTCCCGACGGTCAGGCAGGGTAGCGTTTTGAACTGGCTCAGGCCTTGCCCGAAGCTGCCGGCATCGATCGCCGGTAGGATCCCGGTGACCTCGAGGATGCCGAATCGCGGCACAAGCGATCCGGTGTTGTTCTTCGCGGCGATGACGAGGTTCATGGCCGCGGAGCTGCCGAGCGTAGTTGCGCCACCCTGCTGCTCGGTGGCCATGTCCATAAGCCGATTCACGGCGACATGGTGAAGCCCACGATTGACGGGCTGTCCCGGAGCGACCTTGCGAAACGGGTTCATGCCGCCCCCGCAAACGCGTCCGCTGGCTGGCCAAGAGTGGGGAATGGGTTGCCGATCAAGAGGTCGGCAAAATCTCCGCTCGGGCCGGTGCACTCGATGTAGACGAGCTTTGGTCGTTTGATGATGTGGTCGTGGTCCTCGCTCGTTTCATACTGGACCGACATATGGTCGTGGCCAAACTTTGTGATCTCGGCATAGCCGACCGTGAACGTACGGTTTGGTATGGCCGTGAAGTTGAAATTGACCGCAACAGAGGATTGCCCCTGCGTGATCAGCCCCCTCGCTCCGTGGAACTTCACTTCGCCGGCATCGAAGATTCGCCACGGCTTGCTGTTGATCCTCCCCGTCATCAGGTACAGGGTGCGGATGTAGCTGGCGAGCACAAACGTCGACGGAAAATGCCACGTCTCGTTGAAGGTGAACGCGGGCACCGGGACATCGACACCCTGGACCTGGTCGCCTTGGACGTTGATGGCCCCGTCGAGATTTGGAACCGGGGTGTCAGGGGCTGCGCCTTCGACGACGAAATATCCTTTTTGTCCAGTTGCCCCCGCAGCCGTTGTTTTGTCTTCGCCACGATAGGCCTGCGTGATGTGCTCCGTGCCGCCGGTCGTGTCAAACTCGAACGTCGCCGGCTTCGGTTCCTCTCCGCCGTCGCCTTCGCCATCACCGGCATTCACTGCCGGGTTGTGGTAGTTCGCCGAAACGAGATAGAAGCCGTTTCCTTGCGAATCGAGGTTGAGGTTCTTCCGGCGATGGCTTCCGATCAGCCGAGGTGCGATCTCCTCACCCTTGGCCTCTGCGGAAGAGTACGACGTCATGCCGCTGATGAGCCAGCGGAGCGTCACGTTCCGAGAAACGGAGCCGTCGTCGCCGATCTCCAGGCTTCCGGATTGAGAGTCGAACAGCGGTATGACGTCAGGCACGCTCATGCGAACGCCACGCCTCCGTTTTTCACTTCACGGATCAGTTCCTTGAGAACGCGCGTTTGATCCTTGACCTCGGCAAGCATCTTTTCGGTCGCAGACATCATGTCGCGGTCCACCTGGGTCTTCGCGGTCTTCCCCTTGGCAATGTCGGCGGCGGCCTTGAGGCCCTCGTCAATGCTCGCGAGCTTCCCAGCCATTTCCTTCGTGGCGATCGCCGTCTGCTGTGCAGCTTCGAGCTGCGGGCCGATGCCCTGGACGTTGCTCGAATAGCCGGACAGCGTTGCCGCCTTCACGCCTTCGCCGGCCATGCCAGACTCACCGGGCGCTGGCATCTGAGCCTTGAACTCGGCCATCGCCTTCTGCATCCCCGTGGCGAGGTCTTCTTGCTTTTGGTCCGCCTCTGGCTTTGCCAACGCCTTTTCTTCAAGCCGCCGCAGATCGTCGCGAAGGGTGTCGATCGTGGCCTGCCGGAATTCGCGATGAGCGTCGGACTCTTTCTTTCGCTGGTCCGAAATCTTCTGGCGGCCTTCCTCGCCGAGCGTCTCGAAAGCCTTGGCACCGGTCAGTCCGGCGATTGCGTTCACGGCGCTGGCGAGCTGGTCCCCGATGAACGTGGCGGCATCAAGGACACCGTTTTTCAGTTCCAGCCACAGGTCGCCAAAAAATCCGGCCATCCGCTTCAGGGCGATGGCGGTTTTGGTGATCATGATCTGCCAGGCAGTGCTGAAATCGAGCCTGCTCATCGACGCCATGATCGCGTCCGTCGACTTCCGGAACTCCGGATTCATCTGACGGCCCATGAAAATCATTCCCGCAATCGCCGCCGAGAACCCCATGACGGCGAGCCCCATTGGCGTGAAGAGCGCCGGGATCAGCGTCATCGCGTTCTTCACGAGCCCCAGCCCCCCGGCAAGAAACTTCAAGGCGAATCCGCCAGCTATCGCGGCGAGGCCGAACGCAAAGACGCCACCCGTAGCCGCGGCGACAACCTGGGCAACAATCGGAAACTGCTCGAGCAGTGCTCTAAGGACGCCGGAAAGCCACGTGGCCCCGGCCGCAACGACCTGCAGGCTCGGGGCGAGCGCGTCGCCGAACGCGAGGGACACGCCCTCGATGGCGCTCCACAGGATTCGGAGCGAGCCGCCGAGGCCAGCATCCATCTTCTTGGCTGTCTTCTCTGCGATGTCACCGGCGCCGACGATGTTCTTGTGAAGTGTGCGGGTGTCAGCCACGGCCCCAGCGATTGCCGCGGCCCCGGTGATTCCCAATAATCCAAACGCTTCGTTGAACTTCGCCATCCGATCACCGCTTGGCATGTTGGCCGTGGCTGCGGCGACCTCTCCAAGCGTGTCCACGAGCGGTCGGATGTTCCTGTCAGCGTCGAGAAACGAGACGCCGAAGATCTTTTTGAGTTTCTCGGCCTCGGCTCCGGTGATCGTGAGGAGGCGGCGCACCGCCGTGCCTGCGTTGCTGCCCTGGATACCGACGTTCCCGAGCGTGCCGAGAATCGCGGCCGTCTCTTCAAGAGACATGCCGGCGTCTGCTGCATTCTTGCCGGCATAGCTCAAGGCTTCGCCCAGACCCTCCACCGTGTTGAACGACATGTTGGCGGCGGCCGTCAGCGTGTTAGCCACGCGCGTGGCATCTGCGGCGCCGAGCCCGAACTGACGAATCGATGCGGCCATGATGCCGGAGGCGAGCGTCGCATCCGTGCCCGTCGCCCGCGCGAGGTTCATGACCGCTCCGGTCATCTCCTCGATCTCCGCTGGCTTGAAGCCGGCTCGACCAAGCTCCGCCATCAGAAGAGCGACCTGGGCGGCTGTGAAGCTCGTCGTGGCGCCCAGCTCGCGAGCCCGCTTGGTGAGCGAAGCAAGCTCCGGATCGGTCGCCTGGGCCACGGCCCCCGTCATCCGGATCGCGTCATCGAACGCCGTGAACTGACCGAGGGCCAGCACCATGGGCGCTCCAACCATCGCCGCGCCCATGGCGAGATTGCGGCCGACATTCTGCATGGAAGCCCCCATGCGATTCATGCGGGCCTGCATGCGAGCCATCGCCTGATGAAACTTCCCGTCCTTCGCGAAGATTTCGACGAATGCCGCGCCGGCTCTGACTGCACCTGCTGACATGAGTCGTCACCTGAACATGGCTTTGAAGTCTTCCTCCGGCAGGACCGGAAGGTGGGCGTATTTGTCGTTTCGTGGCACTGGTGCTTCGTCGTCTTCCGCGAACGGATCAAAGTCCTTCGGCTCGAATGGTTCGCTCTGTTTCTTGGGGTCTCGGTGCAGCTCACACATCTGAGCTAGGACCGACGACGTCCTCCTCCACTCGTCTTTCTGGCGGCCTTCCGCGAGCCACGTGAGCTTGTAGAGCGGCCAGGGCTCCGGATCGCCGATGCCAGCAATACCGGCGAGCTCGTAGCAAAGTCGCTCAATCTCATAAGCTCCGAGTCGATTTCCTTTTCCACCGCCGCGATCTGCTTCTCCATCGCCTCCCTGAGAGCGGGTTCGGCTTCTCTTGCCTTTTGCAGCCCGCGAGCGAACACGACGGCCAGCGGGTGGTTCAGGGCCTCTAAAAAAAAAGCAACCTCGTCGAGCAGTGCAGCGATTGCCTGCCGTCCCGAGTGACCGTCGAAAAGGTCGAAGAACTCATCCGGCGTGGTGATTCCGGCTTCGAGGCACTGCTTTTCAACCAAAACCCAGGCGACGCTGCAGAACGCGTCCGCTTCGTTCAGCTTCGCGATCAATCCCTCGCCGGCCGTGACATCGAAGAAGTCGATGCCCGTGCGCTCTTTCACGCGGCGGCGAACGCCGATCGTGATCTCGAAATTCCATTCCTTGCCGTTCTTGTCTTTGAATGTCTTCACGTACCGTGCATCCATTGCTTGAGGGTGAAACGACCGATCACGCCGTCGTCGAGCGGCTCTGAAGACTCCGACTCGCACACCGTGTAGTTGCCAGATACGTCACGGAAGCCGCCGGACGTGGCGACCTGGCAGATGCCACCGGTTTCCTCTGCCGCGGCGAGGGCTGCGAAGCAGCTCTTCCGCAAAACCTCGACCTCGATCTCGTACGTGCGGTGAGTGACGACCGTGGATTCGGCCGAGTGACCGTAGCCGGTGCCCTCGATCTCTTTCGTGCGGCGCCGGACGTAAACGTCTCGCACACCCGGCAGTAGATTGCCGTCTACGCGAAACTCGCAGTCCTTCCCGAGAACGAAATCATCGACTGGCAAAGGTCACCCCGCTTCGTGGCTACGATCAGGGGCCTTCGGGCTCTTCGTACGGGAGGATCGTGCGGATGAGCGAAATGGTCCAGAAGATGCCGTCGTCGAGCTCCTGGGGCTCGCTGATGTTCTCGACCTGGTAATCGCCAGAGACATCCGTGGTCGGCCCGGCAGGCGTCCGAACCATCGTTACGGTGCCAGTGCCCCGGTGGGTGCAAGTGTGATCGCCGACCACAACCTCGATCTTGGTCTTGGTGCGGACAACGACATCGAGCTCGTCGTCGCCGCTGCCGCGAACGGTCATTCGCGCGGTGGCACCGGGCTCCTGCGTGATAGTGACGGTGCGAACGTCATCGTTCGCGATGCCGCCAGAGAAGGCGAAATTACAGTCCTTCCCGAGATACCACTTGCGTGTCGTGTTGGGCATGGATGATTCCTGATTTGGCGGCCGCGGGGCTCACTTTTCGGCAACTCGTTCCGGTGAACATAAGTATACCGCTACCCGATTTCGGCGGGCTGCTGCGCGGCGCTACTGGAACGCGTTGCGGAAGAACTCCGCGATCTTCGGCTTGCTCTTCATGAGCGCCGGTCGCATGAATGGTCGCTTCGGGTAGCCCTCGGTTTTCGTGGCGCCGGTGTCCTGCCAGCGAGAGGTCATTCGCGTCTTCGTGCTCACCCACTTGATCACGGGTGTGGGGTTCTTCTTCCAAGGCGGAGGCTTCAGCGCCCACGCTCGAAGCTTCTGTGAATCCCCAAACTCGTGGATATGGGGAATCATGTAGTCGCCGCCCTTCTTCGAGGGCCCGACGACCGCAGAAAGGCTGTTCATGTCCACCGCGTTGTAGATATTGCGACGGAACCCCAGCATGAATGAACTTGGCACGTGGGTGTGCGGCGGAGTGCCTGGCCTGGACGCCGGATACTCCTGCATCTCGCGAATGCGCTCGATCACCTTGCGGCGGTCAGATTCGGAAATGAAACCGGCGCGGGACCGCATAGCTCCCGAGCCTTTGACATACCGCCCGCGGCTGTCTCGCTGAGTGCCTGCTCGCTGGGTCGTCATCCCGGGCAGGCTCGCAATCTGCGAGAGGCTCAGGCCCGAATTGAGGCCGACGACCTTGAGCGGCGGCTTGGCTCCCCCCATCTTCTTGATCGACTTCGCCGCTGTCCGCCGGACCAGGAGCGAGGATCGCGACAGAAACCGGCGCTCGGCCCGCGTCAGAGCCTGCACCACGTGGGCCATGTCGAAAAACATCGACGTCTTTATGTAGACCGGAATCCCGGACTGCTGGAGCGCCCAGCCGGCCAGTTTCGGCGCGTTGAGCGGGATCGCGATCGGCATCGTCTACTCCTCTTCGGGAGGACGAATCTTGTCGCGGGAGGCCCGGTACTCGGCCATGATCTTGGCCTGGAAGATGTTGCGGCCCGTGAGGGCATCTGGCGAATAGTTGTCGCCGGTCTCGAACCGAATCGGCCGCACTTCGGAGGGCATCTCGATCAGCTCGGAGCGGATCAGGTCGAGGACTTCCTGCCGCAGGAGGCGGAGTGCGTTTCGGTCCGCTTGTTTCGGCGCGTGCTGGGCCAGGACCACGCCCACCTGGTAGTCGAAGGTGTCGCTTCCGTGCGTGCGTTTCTCCGCGCTCGAGCCGACGCAGAGCACGCTGCACTGGAGCTGCAGCATGTCGAGGCCCTCGTAGTCTGGGTCGTCCTCCGCGACGGCCGAGATCTTCGCGTAGGGGGCCGAGAAAGTCGCCGCGGAGATCCCGGCTGCGACCGCCTCGGCGACCTGGACGTCAAGTGCTGCTGTGGTGGGCATGGGTCATTCAGAGTGTTGAGGCTTCACGAAACGCCTGGTCGATCTGCTCACTCGTGAATCCGAGAGCGGACGCCATCGGGACGAGCCAAGCGTGCGTGCGTTCAACGTAGGGGGCGTATTCCCACTCGACGCGAACGGCCTCACGGGTTGCCGCGTCCTCGATCGAGTCGATGGCGGCCTCGACGGTCGCCATGCTCACGCCGTGGGCGACAAGCCAGAGCCGAATCTGTCGGGCGGAGACCTGCGACGGCACAGGCAGCACGATAGCAGTACGCTCCCACTCCCCAACTGCTTCGTTCCACTGGAACTTGAATCCAGCCTCTCGCTGGAGTTGAGGGTTGGTGACATCCCCGTCATGGAGAATGGCGTTCCTCATGGCCGCTGCCTTAGCGGCAAGGGCGTCCGAGATTTCCACAGTCCGAGCGTTCGGCTCGTCAAGGATGCGGAAGATGCGACCACGAGGACCGACGATTGCGTATTTCATAGCGCGTTCACCCAGTCGAATTTCTGTTGAAGAACATCACAAAGCTGACGCCCGAGCATGTCGTGCCAGTACGGAACAAGCGGCCTCACCTGCGGGCGAACCTTGTGCTCACCGTAGGGCCATCCCATTTCGACCTCGTTCGTGTATTGGGCTACGTTGTCGAAGTCGTGATCGTCGAAGTCCTCGCCGAGATAGTCCCACACTCGGGCCATCGTCTCGGCTGGCTTGGAGCAAAGGTCTTCGGCGTGAACGAACAGCAGGCGATCCTTGAACCGTTTGGCGGCTTCGTGGACCCGCTTGATGGCGATGCCGATGGGCGGCTCCTCCAGCCAAGCCTGGCATCGGCCTTCGATGGTCGGCCAGGCGGTCTTGTACTTGGCTTCGATGCCAGACATGGGGGCCGGGTTCTCTCGCCGCCTTCGCTCCATGGATGCCAGGATGCCACGAACGTCCCGCACAGGAACAAGGACTTTGGCGTTCGGCCAGACTTGGAACGTCTGGTCAAGGTGGCCGACCCATGACCGGCACTTGTCCACCACCACCGGGCGGTCGGTCAGGCTGTCGAAAGCATGGGCACACCCTCCACGAACGTAGTCGTAGTATTGCGTGGCTGCATCCTGCGGGTTGACGAAGCACCGAGCCTCTTCGGTCTGGAACACCTGCCGGGCGATGTACCCAATCTCGTGCAGCATCGAAGACTGCGTTCCATGCACACGAGGGTTCTGTGACAGCAGGTTGACGAGCAACGTGCTGCACGAGAACGGGAGGCCGGAAACGAAGTGGATCGTCTTCATAGGTCTTTCACGACGGTCACAGCGAGCCCGCCAATCGTGTCAGCACCGGCAGTCCATGTACCGTCAGCGGCTTGGGCGTGGATGGTGGTCAGGGACGAGCAGCCAACGAACACGTTGGTTTGATTCAGGATTGTTTTCGTGACGTAGGAGTTGACGGAGGTGAAGCCAGAGCAGTAGCTGAACGCATAGCTACCGATCGACGTGACGCCGTTGGGGATGGTCAGAGAGCCAGTGAAGCCGGAGCAGCCGGTGAACGCACTGTCGCCGATCGACGTGACGCCGTTGGGGATGGTCAGAGAGCCAGTGAAGCCAGGGCAGCCGCTGAACGCACTGCCGCCGATCGACGTGACCGAATCGGGGATGGTCAGAGAGCCAGTGAAGCCAGAGCAGCCGCTGAACGCACTGCCGCCGATCGACGTGACCGAATCGGGGATGGTCAGAGAGCCAGTGAAGCCAGAGCAGTAGCTGAACGCACTGCCGCCGATCGACGTGAC